GGCGAGAAAGCGAAGTACTACGGCGGTCTCCTTATGAAGGATCGCCAGCATCACTTCGCCAACACATCTTACACAGGCAAGACCCCTCCGGCGCTTGCTGCTGCGGCACTCGCTTGGCGGGCCTATATGGACGGACTTGTCCACCTTGTTCAGAAGAAGAACGACAGCTTTGACTATGACTACATCGCCGTCAAAGCCTAAGGCCTTCACGCTTGAAACGCGGTATGTGTGGGGTGAAACTGTATCCGACGCAATGACCCACGCTATGGCGCTGGAGAAGTTTGGCTGGAGGATACAGGGAAACCCCGCCCCTATGTTCTGGAACCACAGATACGGAACCGGGGTTTCGATAACAAGGATCAATGATGTCAACGAATGAACGGGAACTAAAGATCAATGTTGCTAAGCTGAAGGGCAAGAAGGTCATGCTTGCCACGCCAATGTATGGCGGCATGGGTAACACCATGTACTTCTCAAGTGTGCTTCAGTTGCAGGATCGGTGCCACCAATATGAAATTGGCTTCCAGCACTGCTTTATGATGAACGAGAGCCTCATAGACCGAGCCCGCAACGGATTGGTCTATGAATTCCTGACCAAGAGCGATGCCGACTGGCTGCTGTTTATTGATGCTGACATCCAGTTCAGGCCGGAGGACGTTCTGGCGATGATGTCATATGACAAGGATGTCATCTGCGGGCCGTACCCGAAGAAGCACATTAACTGGCCCGTGATTATTGCCGCGATTCAAACCGGCGAGACAAATCAGGAAAGCCTTGAGAAGCTCGTTGGGGAATATGTTTTCTCAACCCTCGATCAGCAAACGAAGATGGGTGAGATTGTCCGGGTCAGCGAGGCTGGCACCGGCATGATGCTTATCAAACGCGATGTGTTTAAACGAATGATGGAGGCATATCCCGACAACGCATATGTCTCGGATCATTCTCGCGACGTACTATCTGGCGTTGAAAAGAAGATGCACGCCTTCTTCAGGACCGGGATTTTTAACGGAAGATATCTGTCAGAAGACTACTACTTCTGCCTGAAGTGGCGTGAGATGGGCGGTGACGTTTGGCTGTTCCCTTGGGCCATGAATACCCACTACGGGGCCTATGGATTCAAGGGATCTGTGGGGCACCTTATCGACACACTTCGCAGGATTGAGGAGAAGCAAGGTGGATCTTGAAGCCCAGATGGCAAAGGCTCTTGAGGGCAAGTTCTTCTGGGAGCCAACGAACAGGTTTGATGAGCCGGTTAGCAAGGAGAGCGTTGAGATTGTCCGCGCCCAGCGGAAATTTCAAACCCCGAAAGAGACCAAGTACACACCCGACGTGAGAGTAAGGGCTCCCGTTGATCGGATCAAGGCAATGGCAGAGAAGAGGGCAAAGATCCTTTCTGAGCGTCAGGAGAGGCTTGAATGCTACAGGGAGCACGTAGCCTGCATTTCAGATCTTGCCCTTGAGGCCGTATCTGAGGTCTATGGATACAACCCCGCAGACGTTGCTGGCAGAACCAGAGATCAGCACATCATGGTTGCCCGGCACCACCACGCATGGGCTGTCAAGAGGTATCTTCCGGGGCTTTCCTACCTTGCATTGGGCAAGCATCTTGGCCGCGACCACGCGACGATCATGAACTCGATGAAGAAGTTCGAGCGGTACAAAGGTGTATTTGCTGACAAGGTCAGGGCTGTAGACGAGATAATGGGATACGTGCCGGGGTAGCTCAGTTGGTAGAGCAACCGCCTTGTAAGCGGTAGGTCGCGGGTTCGACTCCTGCTCTCGGCACCATATAATTGGCTTATGAATTACGCAGAAATCATAAGTAAAATACCAGAAGAAGAGAAGCCGGAGATCCTCCGGCTTCTTCGTGCTTTGGATGAGGCCCGCCAACGCGAATCAGCTCAGGAGCAATACCTTGACTTCGTGAAGATGATGTGGCCGGGGTTTATATCCGGAAGGCATCACAAGATCATGGCTGACGCCTTTGAGCGTGTCGCCAAGGGCGAGCTGAAGCGTTTAATCATCAACATGCCACCCCGGCACACAAAGTCTGAATTCGCGTCTTACCTGCTGCCAGCGTGGTTCCTCGGGAAGTACCCGGACAAAAAAATCATCCAGACGGCCCACACCGCCGAACTTGCCGTGGGGTTCGGTCGCAAGGTCCGTAACCTTGTTGGCTCCGACGATTACCAGAAGGTGTTTAGTGGGGTTGGGTTGCAGTCGGACTCAAAGGCCGCAGGACGCTGGTCGACAAACAAGGGCGGTGAATACTTCGCTATCGGTGTTGGCGGTGCTGTTACGGGTAAGGGCGCTGATCTTTTGATCATTGACGACCCTCATTCGGAGCAGGAGGCCATGATCGGCCAATTTGACGGCTCCGTCTACGACAAGGTGTTTGAGTGGTATTCCTCCGGACCTCGCCAGCGTTTGCAGCCCGGCGGTGCAATCGTAATAGTGATGACCCGTTGGGCCAAGAGGGACCTTACCGGCCAAATCATCGACGCATCCGTTAAAAAAGAGGGTGCCGGAGAGTGGGAGGTCATAGAGCTTCCTGCAATCATGCCATCGGGAGACCCTCTCTGGCCGGAGTTTTGGTCAATCGACGAGCTTCAGCGACTTAAAGTTGAGCTTCCCATCTCCAAGTGGTCGGCGCAGTACCAGCAGGACCCGACCTCGGAAGAGGGCGCTCTGATCAAGAGGGATTGGTGGAACGTGTGGGAAGGTGAAAAACCACCTTCGGTTGAGGCGGTTATCGTGGCAATGGACACCGCATTCTCCAAAACTGAGCGTTCTGACTACTCAGCCTGCGTCTGTTTCGGGGTTTTTAACCATCCCAATGCCACCGGAAAGCCAATTCCAAACCTGATTCTGTTGGATGCGTGGAAGGATAAGCTGGAATTCCCCGAACTGAAGGCCACAACGGTCCAATATTACAAGGATTGGAAGCCCGACATGTTCATCGTCGAAAAGAAGGCCTCCGGTGCTCCCTTGATTGCCGAGTTGCGTAATGCTGGCGTTCCTGTGCAGGAGTTTACACCGACTCGGGCGACGGGCGACAAGATCGTGCGTGTAAACTCGATCACGGACGTATTCGCGTCGGGTGTGGTTTGGGCACCAGACGACCGATTTGCCGAGGAGGTGGTCGAGGAATGTGCCGCATTCCCCTCCGGAGACCACGACGACTACGTTGACGCCGTGACAATGGCTCTGATGCGGTTTAGACAGGGCGGATTCGTGATCCCGACCGACGAAGAAGACATTGAGATCCAACCGCAATTCCGCAAAGCGGCATTTTATTGATATAATGGGCTTGAACCCCAGAAAGATAAGCCATGGCCGATCCGATCATCCCAATTTCGCCGGAGACACCTCCGATCAATGTGGATCTTCCTCCGGAGGATCTTGGCCCGAACGTCACCCAGATGGAGGACGGCGGCGTCACCGTTGACTTTGGGAGTGCCGACCCCGAAATGGGTCCGCCGATTGAGCACGCTGCAAACCTCGCCGAATCAATGGACGAGGGCGACATCCGCATGATCGCGGAGGATCTGGTGTCCTCCTTTGAGGACGACATGAATACCCGTGCCGACTGGGAAAAGGCTTATCTTCAGGGCCTTGACCTTCTCGGCCTCAAGATTGAGGAGCGCACAATGCCTTGGCCGGGTGCGTGTGGCGTTTACCACCCCGTTCTCACTGAAGCAGTTATAAGATTCCAAGCCCAGACAATCATGGAGGTGTTGCCCGCCTCAGGTCCAGTACGGACAAAGATTGTTGGGAAAGCCAATGACGAACTCCTGAAACAGGCATATCGCGTTCAGGAGGAGATGAACTACGTCGTAACCGAGAAGATGAACGACTATCGTTCAGAGACGGAGCAGCTTCTGTTCCGCCTTCCTCTTGCCGGTTCCGCATTCCGAAAAGTCTATTACGACACGATCAACAAGCGCCCCGCAGCCGTATTTGTGCCTGCGGAGGACTTCGTTGTTGCCTACGGCACCACAGATCTCGCCGCTTGCCCGCGTTATACACACGTAACGCGAATGTACCCGAATGAACTTCGGAAATTACAGGTGAGTGGTTTCTACCGGGACATCGACATTCCAACGCCGTCTCCGGACTACTCAACCTTGCAACGCAAGTACGACAAGGTAAAGGGCGAGACCCCATCGTTTTCCGATGACACCCGGCACACAATCCTTGAGATGTGCGTAGACCTCGATCTTCCGGGCTATGAAAACCCCGACGGCATCGAGCTTCCGTATGTTGTAACAATTGAGAAGGCAAGCCGTGAAATTCTGGCAATCAGGCGCAACTGGCGGGAGAACGACCCGTCCTTTGAGAAACGTCAATACTTCGTTCATTACCAGTATCTTCCGGGGCTTGGCTTCTACGGCACAGGCCTTATCCACCTCATTGGCGGAATCGCTAAGAGCGCTACCTCAATCCTACGCCAACTCGTTGATGCTGGCACTCTTTCAAACCTGCCGGGTGGACTCAAGGCGCGGGGTCTCCGGATCAAGGGTGACGACAACCCGATCATGCCGGGCGAATTCCGGGATGTGGATGTAGCCTCCGGCTCTATCCGCGACTCAATTACATTCCTGCCCTACAAGGAGCCCTCCAGCGTTCTGTATCAGTTGCTTGGCAACCTTGTAGATGAGGGACGCCGCATTGGCTCCATCGCCGAGATGGATGTTGGGGATGCAAACCCCGAGGCACCCGTCGGCACAACTCTCGCCCTCCTTGAGAGGTCCATGAAGGTTATGTCCGCCGTTCAGGCGCGTGTACACGACTCCCTGAGCCGCGAATTTCAACTGATCGCCGATGTAATCAAAGAATATATGGGTCCCGAATATGAATATGTCGTTTCGGAAAACCCACAGCAGGTCTACAGCCGTTCGGAAGACTTCGATGATCGGGTTGATATTATCCCGGTTTCTGATCCGAATGCCGCCACAATGGCGCAGAAGGTCATGCAGTATCAGGCTGCGATGCAGCTTGCTCAGAACGCGCCTCCGGGCATGTATAATATGGAACTCCTACATCGTCAGATGCTTCATGCTCTGAACGTGCAGAATGTCGACCTGATCATTCAGTCGCAGGGTCAGGCCGTCTCTATGGACCCCGTAACGGAAAACCAGATGGTGATGTCTGGCAAGCCGATTACAGTGTTCCAGCAGCAGGACCATGACGCGCACATCAAGGTTCATACCGCGTTCATGCAGGATCCAATTTACCAGCAGTTCGTTTCTCAGAGCCCGAATGCACAGGCATTTGTTGGGGCGATGCAGCAGCACCTTGCTGAGCACTTTGCATATTCCTACCGTCGTCAGCTTGAACTCAAGTTGGGCGTGAGCCTGCCGCAGATGGGCGAGCAGCTTCCTCCCGACATCGAAAATGATGTAGCCAAGCTTGCATCTGTTGCGGCTGACCGTCTGTTGCAGCAGCACAATCAGGAGCAGGCAGCGGCCAAGCAGCAGCAGGAGGCCAATGATCCGCTCACAATCATGCAGCGTGAGGAACTTCGTATCAAGGAAGAGGCAGTCAAGGTCAAGAAGGCCGAGGCGATTGCAGACGCCAAATACAAAGAGGACAAGATCGCGCTTGAGGCGGCTAAGGTGGTCGGTCAGGCTGTCGAACCTCTTCGGAGGGGCTTCCCGTGACGGAACTTGATGTCATCAAGCAGAAGATTCGTATTAAAATGAATGAGTTAGCGGATGATCTTGCGTTAGGGTCCGCTAAGGATTTCGCAGAATACCGCTACCTGACCGGCGTAATTTCTGGTCTTGCACTCGTCGAACGAGACATTCTTGACCTCCAGCAGATTCAGCGTGACGCTGAGTAATTTCGGCTTGTGAATTTGTTGTAGTATCATTCAGTTACATCCTCCGGGATGCAACCACGCCGAAAGGCGCAACACACAGGAATGTGCATGTATTCTGAAA